CTAAACTAACTGATAATGAGATAGTTAAATACTCTAAAGAAGCTTGGTTGAATAGTGATAGAGATGATTTCAATAAGGTATTCAATGCTGATAAGGTGTTCAGGATACTTTATAGTCAAGGAAAAATCAAACTATCTAATACATTTATTGATGAAACTATTAAAATAGTTAGGGCAGATAATGCAGAAAGGATAAGTAAAATGAATATTTTTGATGCAAAGGAGTTTGCTATGAGATGTAAGGATGATTTTTTTATTGAACAACAATGTAAAAAACTAGCACTAGTTAAATATTTTGAAAATTTATCAAATTAAATATAGACACTTTGGAACTTTGAAATATTGCTATACTGACAATTTTATTGACTTTTATGCAGATTATAATGAAGTTAAAACCAAACAAAACAAACTATCATTCAAACAAGAATTTTATGAAAAAGTGCAACAAGTGCAAAAAGACCTTGGATTGGGATAAATTTAGGAGGGATAGGCGAAACGCTGATGGATACTATGGTTTTTGTAAAATATGTGCCAAGGAAACACAAGACCAATATAAAAACAAATTAAAAGAAGGAATTATAAAAGCATTCTAATGGATATAACTGCAAATGAACTAACACAATGGGCAAAGAAAAACCTAGAATTTATAGGTTACAGGTTGAATCGTGTAAACAATATACCATTTGCAAAGCGTAAAGGTACTATTCAAAAAGGATGGGCAGACCTACAAGGATATACTGAAAATGGGATATATGTAGCAGTAGAAATCAAAAAAATAGGCGACAAACTAAGCCTCGAACAAAAAGAAAGATTGAATGATATACATAAATGTGGTGGAATTGTTTACATTTGTACTGAAGTGGACAAAAAAGCGACATTAATTGAATGGTCAAAAATGAAATTCTAACTGAATATTGGAACCTTAAGGAGGTTAATGATGCATTTTCAAAGATGCAACCTGAAGAATTACAATATGACCTGAAGGCAGAAGTTTTTTTAGTTCTTTGTGAGATGGAGGAGCAAAAGTTAATTGGCATGTACGAAAGGAATGAGTTAAAATTCTATATCGTGCGTACAATGTTAAATATGATTAAAAGCGATAGAAGCAGTTTCTATAAAAATTATCGCAATCATATTGAAATGGATAGTAATACTATATCAAAAGAAATGTATAAATTGCATACTGAAGCAAATGATATAGTAGATAAGCTAGAAAAAAACTTAGATAATTTGCATTGGTACAATAAGGAATTACTTAAACTATATGCACTAGAATTTAAGAAAAATGCAAAGGAACTAAGTAGAAAAACAGGAATACCTTATATGTCAATAGTTAGAACTTTGCATAAAACCAAAACCGAAATGAAAAAAAATATTAGAAAATGATACAAATAATCTTAACTGCAACATGTGCATCACTATTTATTAACGATATACATAACTTACCCTATAAATGGAAACTCAATTACAAGCCTTTTAATTGTGGAAGTTGTTTGGGTGCGTGGATTGGGGCAGTATTGTATTTCGCACCTCAACTAGTAGTAGATATTGCTAGTTGTTTATTTATCTCAGGATTTCTTGTACCTATCATATCAAAATTAATTTGGAAGTTATGGAGTTAGAACACAAACAATATCTAGAAGCTAATAAGGTAAATTGGGAAATGGTACAAAGTGGGTTTGTAAGAAACTTAGATTTACCATTATTAAAAATGTATGAACATATCTATAGAAAATATTTAGATTCAAACTTTATGTTAACTATTTGGTGTAGTAATTGCGTAATGGAAATGATTACAAGATTGTATACATATTACGAAGGCTTACCTAAAGATGAACCTGTTAAAAAAACAAGAAAGAAAAATGGCTAATAATATTATACACCCAACTGCAATAATAGGAGACAATGTTATACTAGGCGATAACAATTACATAGGTGCTTATTGTATAATAGGCGATACTGCCGAACATAAAAAGTATTGGGATAAACCAAAAGGTAAAGTTTACATTGGAAATAATAATATTATTACAGGTTTAGTTACAATTGATGCAGGTACAGAAGAAGCAACATATATAGGAGATGATTGTTTTATTATGAAACATTCACATATTGGACACGATTGTACTATCTATTCAAATGTAACAATAAGTTGTGGTGCTAAAATAGGCGGACATTCAATAATCAAATCTAATTCAAATATAGGTTTAAACGCAGTATTACATCAATTTAGTATAATTCAAGAAGGTTGCATGATAGGAGCAAGTGCATTTTTCAAAGGAGAAACTCAACCATTTACAAAATATGCAGGAGTACCTGCAAGAAATATAGGCAAAAATATACCTAGATGAAAGTAGCCGTAATTTTACTAACTCAAAATAGAAATGATTTAACTACAAAAGTTTGTCAAACTAATTTTTACAATGCAGGTATTGATGCCGATTGTTATCTTATAGACAATGGAAGCGACCATGTGCCAATTACAATTTATAATTTTGCAGGAGTTAATGCAAGTTATGGTAAAAGAGGTATTGCCGCAGGAGTTAATGCAGGAATAAAACTAGTTAAATCAAAAGGTAACTACGATGGTATTGTATTAATGGCAAATGATATATTAATGCCTGACAATTGGTTATCCGACTTTATGTACTATTCAATTAATGTACCTAAAACAGGAATAATTGGCATACATTGCGTAGAAGCACTGCCTCCATTGGTAGATGGCATACATAAAACACATACACCTTTTGGGAATAATTACATATCTATGGAACTGATTGATACCATAGGAGGATACAATACTGATTATGACCCTTATGGAATGCAGGATAGTGATTACGCAGAAAGAGCAATATTAGCAGGATTTACTAATTACTATATACAAGGCACAAGTGAGCATATAGGTCATGATGTAGGTAATGGTACTGAATATAGAAGAATGAAAGATGAAAGCCTAGCAAAGGCTCAAGCAGTTTGGGAAAAGTACCAAATTGTATATCATGTAGAAAAAAACCTTTACCGAGATATTTATGAGGATACTAGCAATAACAAGTAAAAATAGTGGGGTTGGTTATCACAGGATAATGATGCCATTGGTTAATATGCCAAAGGATTACTGCATGATTACTGATACATTAAGCGAGGAGGTATTTGAAGGCAACTATGATTTAGTAATAATGAATAGGATGTTAGTCAATATTACACCTGAACAAATGATAGAATGGAGAAACAAATATAACTTCAAACTAGTGGTAGATAATGATGATTATTGGAAACTAGACCCTAGTCATTTACTTGCAGAAAGATACGCACTAAACGATATTCCTAGTCAAATCATATCTTGGATAAAAATTGCTGACCTTTGTACTTGTACTCACGAAAGATTAGCTGAGGAAATATATCAATACAATAAGGTAGTAGAAATACTACCCAATGCCATACCTTATGGCGAGGAGCAGTTTCAGGATAACAAAATAGAATCCGACCTAGTTAGATTATTTTGGTCAGGTTCAGGCACACACGAAAAGGACATGGAAATTCTGCGTAATCCAATGAAGCGAATAAACTTTCCTGTTCGTACTATCATAGCAGGATACAATGATGGAGAAAAACATATATGGGATAAAATGATAGGAGCCTTTACAAATGGTTTGAAACTCAATCCTAAGATTTATAACTACAACGAGGTAACTAAATATATGGCGGCTTACGCTGATAGTGATATTAGCCTTATACCATTAGCAGATACCAAGTTTAATTCAATGAAATCCAATCTAAAAATACTAGAAACCGCTAGTAAGTATAATCCTGCCATAGTTAGCAATGTGCATCCTTATAAGGATATGCCTGTTTGTTATGTAGATAGACAACGAGATTGGTACTATTGGACACATCTTTTGGTAAATGATGAGGCGGCTAGAATAGATTTTGGGGAAAGGCTTTTTGAATATTGCAATAAGAACTTTAACTTGCACGAAGTAAACAAGAAGCGTTTTGCTATTTATAGTAAATTGATAGACAATGCCGGTAATTAAATGTTCAAATGGAAAATATAGAATAGGCTCAGGTGCTTGTATCTATGAAACTGAGGAATCAGCACACAAAGCATGGGCGGCAATTAGAGTTTCTATGGCTAACTCCTACAATGATTATCCTAAGGCGGCAAGTGATAACGCAAAAAGAGCATTGAAAATTAAAAGCCAATATGGAACCAAGTGTGGAACTCCTGTTGGTTGGGCAAGAGCCAATCAGTTAGCTAGTAGAGAAAACATTTCTAGAGATACAATAGCTAGAATGGCATCCTTTGAAAGACATAGAGACAATAGTAAGGGCGACCCAAAGAAAGACTGCGGTGCTTTGATGTGGTTAGCTTGGGGAGGTGATGAAGGAGTTAGTTGGGCACAAAGAAAACTAGAACAAATAGATAATGAAAAAACATACTAAAGTATATTTTGATTACTTTTGTATTGACCAATGTGATTTTGTAGCTTGTGAAATATGTGGCAATAAGGCAGTAGACATACACCATATTGATGCACGAGGAATGGGAGGAAGCGACAAAGACCAAATTGAAAATCTTATGGCAGTATGTAGATTCTGCCACGAAAAGTTTGGAGACAAAAAGCAGTTTAAACAATATTTAAAGGATATTCATATAAAAGTTTTAAATGGCAAAAGTAAAAAGCGATTCTAAAAAGATTAACTTTGGCAAACGCAAATGCGGAAAAGCACAAAAAACACATAATAAACATGACAAAAAAGAACGAAACTACCGAGGTCAAGGTCGTTAAAATTACTGAAGTCAAATCTAATCCTAACAATCCTAGAGTTATCAAGGATGGCAAGTTTGCCAAGTTAGTGAAATCTATTGAGGAATTTCCTGAAATGTCTAAGGTTAGACCTATCGTTGTAAATACCGATATGGTTGTGTTAGGTGGTAATATGAGATTGAAGGCAATGAAGGAAGCAGGTTGGACTGAAGTGCCTATTCAAATAGTTGATTGGAGTGAAGAAAAACAAAAAGAATTTGTTATCAAGGATAATGTTGGATTTGGAGAGTGGGATTGGGATATACTTGCTAATGAATGGGATAATACTGAACTAGAAGAATGGGGTTTAGATATTATCAGTAACCAAAATTGGGAACAATTAGATTACATTGATGAGAATTTACCTGCACCTGAAGCAAGAAAGGACAATGTTATTACAATAGTTGTGCCTGATGCTTGGTTAGGAGAGATTAAAGAAATAGAACAATTAATCAAGGATACTATTTCAACATCATATAGCGGTTGTGAAATCAAATAATACGCACTTAAACATATTAGTTAGTTACGCATACTTAGGTAAGTCAAAAAAGTTATGTGATATTACTTTCGGTCCTAGTAGAGATGGCATCACAAATATCATGATTGATAGTGGTGCCTTTACTTTATTTAACAATACTAATGGTAAGATGGGATGGTTAAATATTGATAACTACTGCAAGTTTTTAGATACATTTGGACAATTTTCCGAGAAGTATGTAATGTTAGATGTTATCAATAACCACGAGGCAAGTAAGGATAACTACGAACTAATGTTAAAAAGAGACCTTAACCCAATGTTTGTGTTTACTACCTATGATAATGATTATACCTATCTAAAAGAGGCAGTAGCTAGAAATCCGCACATTTGTGTTGCAGGTGGTGTAACTAGTTATAGACAATGGATGCAAAAAAGATACCAAGATGTATATAAAAACACACAGGCATTGATGCATGGATTAGGTTTCGTAAAGTTTCCTGATATGTTGCAGTTACCTTTGCATAGTGTTGATAGTAGTAGTTGGGTACAAGCATCACAAGTATTTGGAATATTACGATACTTTGATGAAGGAATGAAAGGTCCGAGATATATTGATGTATTGAAAAGAAAGGTTGCTTTACCTGTGCAGATACAACAATTACTAGATAAATTTAAGGTAACACCAAAAGATTTTAGTAATTTAGATAATCACAAAGGATTGTATAGTATAGCAACTATGTTAAGTATTGTGGCACATATTGAATACCAAAAGTATTGTAAAAAAAGAGGCTTGAACTTATTCCTTGCTTGTGCTAAGGTAAGCGACCTAAGAGATATACTATACATAAACGAAGAACTAGAAAAAAATACATTAACCTATGAAAAATTTGCGAAAAGAAATCGTGATTAAACTGCAGGTAGAAGGTATCCATAAGTGGGGTACTTGCGATATTCCTGAAGTTAGTTTCTTAACCTATCCACACAGGCATATCTTCCATATTACAATGACTAAACAGGTAGAACATAATGATAGGGATATAGAAATCATAATGTTTAAAAGAAATGTATTAGAATATCTAGGCAAACAACCTGTAATGTTTGATAACAAAAGTTGTGAAAGTATAGCTGAAGAACTACTATTAAAATTTGATGCCACTTCCGTTGTGGTATTAGAAGATAATGAAAACGGAGCAATAGTTTCAATATGAAAACAATATGGTACTTTGGCTTAGAGCCATTAAAAGCTAGATACACTTACCAATTATGTAAGGAGTGGATACCTGATACATTTAAAGAATACCCTGTAAGGTTTGTTGAGGTAGAAGGCAACTACGACAATGACCAACAAATTAAGGTAGGTGTTGTATTGGATGCAGTAGGCAGAGGCAAGTATAGTTTATCTCAGTGTGATAACTTTCTAACTGCAATCGCAGAAGGAAGCGTTAAGGATGGTGATGTAATTTACCTGCAAGATTTTTGGACTTCAGGATTCAGTAGTGTGTTATATGCACTTGACCTTTACAATATTAAGGTTAAAATTTACGCAATGGTACATGCTCAATCCGTAGATGAATATGACTTTACCTATCCTATGTCCTATTGGATGCGACATTACGAACTAGGTTTAGATAGAAGATTGGCAGGTATATTTGTTGCAAGTACAATACATAGAGAACAATTAAGGTTTGCAGGATTTGAAGCACCTATTCATGTTGTATCATTACCAATACATTTAAAAGCAACTAGAAATAAGTTACACAATAGTACAACAAAAAAGAATGTTGTCTTATTCAGTAGCCGTTTAGATAAGGAGAAGAATCCATACTTTATGTTGCAGGTAGCAGAACAATTTCTAGAAACACACCCTGATTGGGAATGGCATCTAACTACCTCAGGCAAAGAATTTAGAAGTAGCCTACCAAATATAGTAAAGGAACTATATGCGTATAGCGTAATACAACCTAGATTTAAACTATTAGCTAATTTAACTAAAGAAGAATACTATAATGAATTGGCAGAATGTAAAATACAATTTAACTCCTCATTGCAGGATTATGTTAGTTGGACTGTTATTGAGGCTACAATCTTTGGTGCGGATATTGTGTATCCAAACTTTAGAAGTTTCAAGGAGTTTATACCTAAGGACAGATTATATACTCCTTTTGATTGCACAAATGCAGTACAAGTAATAGAAAATGCCATTAGTAATTTAAGAGAACATCCTGAAATAGGATACAAGTCCGACCTAGGCAGAAGGTTAGAAGGTTATATAATGGCTACTGATTACGAAGGAGCAGAACTAAACATTTGGCACGAGGAAGCATACATTTTAAATTTACTATATGATAATTGAGAAAAAATATCACTTTTATGCCGCACATAGAAATAAGAACGCAGGAGAAAAATGTGGCAGAATACATGGTCATACCTATAATGTAGTATGCCATTTTAAGTTTAATGAAATGAAGGATGGAGTTACTATGTTATTTTCAGACATTGATAAGGTAGTTGAACCAATCATAAAACAATACGACCATCACTTTCTTTTGTTTAGAGAAGATAGTTTATGTGATGTATTGAATATGGCTAACGAACCTTTTATTGAACTACCTTTTGAAACAAGTGCAGAAAATATGGCTATATGGATATTCAACCAAATCAAAACTCATTTGCCAATAGTTAAAATAGAATTGGCAGAAACCAAATCAAGTAATGTAATATATGAAATTGGCAGTTAGCGAAGTATTTTACTCAATACAAGGAGAAGGTAAGACAACAGGAGTACCTGCAGTATTTGTACGACTAGCAGGATGTAACTTAATGTGCGGAGGTAAAGGAACTGAAAAGGATGGCAAATTACATGATGGTGCAACATGGAGATGCGATAGTATTGAGGTATGGATAAAAGGTAAAAGCAAACCTTACGCAGAAATACTACCTATTGAATGTCAGGAAGCAATTAGAAATGGAGCAAATGTTATCATAACAG